TCTGATTCTTTTGGGCTTCCTGAGTTTGATGATCTCTATGTGGCTGCAGAACGAGATGATTCTATTCCAAGAAAAACTGTCCGAGCTCAAGAACTCATTCTGGACATTCTAAAAGAACGTGCAGAAACAGGTCGTATTTATATCATGAATATTGACCACTGCAATTCACATAGTTCGTTCATTGATAAAATTTGGATGAGTAATCTCTGCCAAGAAATTACACTTCCAACAGAACCACTTCAACATATTGATGATATTTCTGGAGAAATTGCTCTTTGCATTCTTTCTGCAATTAATGTCGGTAAGATTAAAAATGTAGATGAAATGGAAGAACTTTGCGATCTCTCAGTTCGTGGTCTTGAAGAACTTATTGATTATCAAGAATATCCAGTTCGTGCTGCAGAACTTGCTACTAAAGCTCGTAGGTCTCTTGGAATCGGATATATTGGTCTTGCACACTATCTATCAAAACATGGTGTGAAATATGATTCTCAAGAATCATGGAATTTGGTTCATGATTTGACTGAGGCATTTCAATATTACTTGTTGAAATCTTCAAACCAAATCGCAAAAGAGAAAGGTGCATGTACTGATTTCAATCGTACAAAGTATTATGAGGGGTTACTTCCTATCGATACATATAAGAAAGACGTAGACGAAATCGTACCTAACGAACTCAATTATGATTGGGAATCACTTAGAACATCCATCCTGGAACACGGTCTTAGGCACTCAACACTGTCCGCACAGATGCCATCGGAGAGCAGTTCCGTTGTGTCAAACGCAACCAACGGAATCGAACCACCTAGAGGATACCTGTCCGTTAAGAAATCTAAGAAGGGACCACTCAAACAGATCGTTCCGCAGTATAATACCCTCAAGAACAATTATACTCTTCTTTGGGATATGTCTGACAACACTGGTTATATCAATGTTGTTGCTGTAATGCAAAAGTTCTTTGATCAGGCTATTAGTGGTAATTGGAGTTATAATCCCGAAAATTATTCAGACAATGAAGTTCCAGTTTCTGTAATGGCACAGGATCTTCTTAGAACGTACAAGTATGGTTGGAAAACTTCTTACTATCAGAATACATACGATCACAAAACGGATGAAATCAAGGAGGATACTACAAAACAACAACTCGATAAACTACTTGATGAAATTATGAGTTCTAGTGAAGAGGATTGTGAAAGTTGCAAAATCTAGTAAAAAAACAGGAGTTACAAATGGTAAAAGGAATGACGGTATTTAATACCAGCACAGATGTAGATAGTCGCAAACAACCAATGTTTTTTGGACAACCACTAGGTTTGCAACGTTATGATCAGTACAAGTATCCAATTTTCGATAAACTGACTCAACAACAACTAGGATATTTCTGGAGGCCTGAAGAGGTCTCTCTCCAAAAAGATCGTGGAGATTACCAATCCCTCCGCCCTGAACAAAAACATATCTTCACTTCTAACTTGAAGTATCAGATCATGCTTGACTCTGTTCAGGGTCGTGGTCCTGGTATGGCATTCATTCCTTACTGTTCTCTTCCTGAACTCGAAGCGTGCATGGAAGTGTGGGGATTTATGGAAATGATTCACTCACGTTCTTATACCTATATCATCAAAAATGTATATCCAGATCCTTCTGAGGTATTTGATCATATTCTTGATGATGACAAGATTATGAGCCGTGCAACTACTGTTACTGGTGCTTATGATGACTTTATTAATTCAGCACAAGAATATGGTACATCTTCTGCATGGAAATTTGCACAAGAAGGTGCAGGTTCTTCTAGGGAAGAACGAATCGAATTAAAAAGAAAACTTTATCGCGCTATTGCCAATGTCAATATTCTCGAAGGTATCCGATTCTATGTCTCATTCGCTTGCTCGTTTGCGTTTGGTGAACTCAAACTTATGGAAGGATCCGCTAAAATTATCTCTCTCATCGCACGAGACGAAAACCAACATCTTGTTATTACTCAAAACATCCTCAACAAGTGGCGTGAAGGCGATGATGCAGAAATGCAGCAAATTGTTAGAGAAGAAGAATCTTGGGTAACGAGTGCTTTTGAAAATTGTGTAAATGAAGAGAAATCCTGGGCTCAATACTTGTTTAAAGATGGGTCTATGATTGGTCTTAATGATAAACTCCTCAACAATTATGTTGAGTGGATTGCGAATCGTCGTATGAAAGCGATTGGACTTAAACCACTTTATGATGTTCCTGCCAAGAACAATCCCCTTCCATGGACAGAACACTGGATTTCTTCCATAGGTCTTCAGGTAGCCCCACAAGAAACAGATGTAGAATCTTATGTTGTTGGTGGAATTAAACAAGACGTTAAAAAAGATACTTTTGCTGGATTCAAACTCTGATCTAAATACTAGTAACAACTGAATTGAAATAATTCTTATGGCTACTCAAACTCAAATTCCGAAGGTGGTTTCTGAGGAACTACCTTCCAATCCTTTTTCTTTTGAAGTTCTTGCACTTGCTGCAAAACAAAAATCAAATGCAAAAAAATCAGAGATTCTTCAAAAATATTCTGATCCATCACTGAAGACAATTTTAATCTGGAACTTTGATGAGACGATTGTATCAATGCTTCCCGAAGGTTTAGTTCCTTATGCAAGTGTGGGTCAACAGAATGTTAGTTCTGGAAATTTAAGTGATAATATTGAACGATCCGTTCAAATGATGAATGAACTTGGATCTAATTCTATTGGATCTCAAGATCAAGGTAGGACATCTATTCGCAAAGAGTATACCTATTTTTACAATTTTGTAAAAGGAGGTAATGATCGTCTTTCCAGCATGAAGAGAGAGACAATGTTCATCAGTATTCTTGAGGGATTGCATCCTCTCGAAGCTGAGATTCTTATGCTTGTCAAAGATAAGAAATTGCAAACAAAGTATAATATTTCCAAACAAAATGTTTCTGATGCTTATCCTGATATTCAGTGGGGTGGGAGATCCTAAATAATCTTTAGGAAATAATTGTCTCAAATAACATGGCAAGGCAGGGCATTAATACCGGTATAACTCCTAATGATGGAACTGGGGATTCCTTACTTTCTGGTGCCATAAAAATAAATGATAATTTTTCGGAAATTTATTCTACACTTGGCGACGGAAATAATTTATTTACTGGAATCGTAACTTCTGGTAATTTAGTTGGATATGCGACGACTGGATATGTTGATGAAGCAATATCAAATATTTCGGTATTTGATCAAGATTTAAATACCACCAATGATGTAACCTTTAATAGAATTGGTATTACAACTGGTGAAATAACTGTTGGATTGAATAATGACCTAGTAATAACTATGGTTGGCCCTGGAGGGCCAAGTCCTTATACATTTGGAATTGATGGAAGTTTAACTTTTCTGAACAATGTTACAATAAAACCATCCATTTACAATCCATCTTCTCTGGAATTCACTGCAGTTGCTGGAGGATGGGTTGGACTTGCAAATAGTACTGGTACATATAGCTTAACAGTTAGTGATAGTGAAGTAACTATATTATCTGGTGGTGATAAGATATGGAGATTTAAACCTGATGCAACTTTAACTGCTCCTGGAGACATTATAATAAGTTCTGGTGGTGTTGGAGTAGGGACTACAGTTGCAAGTTCTGCATTAACTATAGAAGGCGACGGAAGATTTAGTGGTGTTGTTACCGCTACACAATTTATTGGTGATGGTTCTGGGATTACGGGAGTAGTTGCTACTGGATCTGGGGTTGAAATTAGAGATGATAATTCTATAGTAGGAACTGCCTCAACAATTAATTTTGGAGACAATCTATCAGTATCTTATTCTTCCGGCATTGCTACAATTACTGGTGCAGCAGGTGGAGGTGAAGAATCCTATTGGGTATCAACATCTGCTGGTATTCACACACTTTCTAATGTTGGTATAGGAACCACGAATCCACCAGCAGACCTAAGTGTTTATGGTGATGTTTTTGTATCAGGATTTTCTACTTTTACAAATAACGTTTATATTAAAGATAGTAGAGCTGCAATTTTTGGAGATAACGCTGAACTCCAAATCTTTAATGATGGGTTGAATAGTTATATTGATAATTTTAGCACAAACAACTTAGTCATCCGAGATGACGGAATAGGTATTCAATTTAGAAGATATGCTGGCAGCCCAAGTGCTGGATTAATGGCTGCATTTAATGTTGATGCCGGCGTAGAGTTATATTACAATAGTGTTCTAAAACTTCAAACATTCCAAAATGGAGTTGCAATCAATGACTCTATAGGTATTGGAAGCACTGCAGGTAACCCACCTTACAGATTAACTGTTAGTGGTGTAGGCGCAACAATCACATCTGGACTAGAAAATGCCATCGCAGATCTCACTTCGAGCGTTGATGGATATGGTCAAGTTAATATTAGAAATTCTCTTTCTGCTCCGAGTGCTTCTGGTGACTTAGTTATTACTGCAGATATTGGAGATGATTCTTCAAACTTTATTAATATAGGTATCAATAATAGTGGATTCTCAACATCCTCTTGGACAATTAGTGGTGCTCTTGATGCATACTTATATACTTCCGATTCCAATCTATCCATTGGAGTTGCAGCTGCAAACAAACACCTATCATTCTTTGTTGGCGATACTTTAATTGAAAACGAAAAAATCAGAGTAACTGAAACTGGTGTTGGTATTGGAACTACTGTTGCGGGTTCTACTCTAACTGTAGAAGGTGATGCGAGATTCAGTGGTATCGTAACTGCATCTAGATTTGAAAGTGACTCTGCAGGAACTCCAACTATTGATTCCCCAAACAACTTAAATATCAATGCTATAACAGTCGCTATTAGTACCGATGTTACTATTGGTGATGAACTAAGAGTAGCTGGAGTAACAACTATTGGCCCAAATGGAATTAATGTAACAGGTGGCGCTACATTCTCCGGTATTACTACCGTAACTGGAGAGATATTATTTTGTAAAAAATTAGATATTTCTGGTATCACAACACATCGAGATGGAATTAGTATTAGACCATTAGTTGGCGGAAATGAATATGTTTCAATCAGTTCTTTTGGAAGAATGGTACTTGGTAGTTCTATTGGAACTGATGCTGGTATTGATATCATCAATACCACAACATCCGCTAGTGCTGAAATATTTACAATATCTACACCTAATGTAAATTTATACGATAAAAAAATAATTGTCGATTATGGTGGAAGATTGTTATTGGGAGGTAATTTAGATTCTTCATTGAATAATGCTTTTACTGTTCTTGATAATAGTGGTAATATTAGTTTAACTGGTTATGTGTCTGCTGGTGGAACAATCGGTGCTTCTGGATTTATTAAA